CAGCTGTTCCAGAAGCAGCATGCCTCCAAATATGCGCACCGTTAGCTTGTAAATATTGGGTAGCTTCGTCTGTGTAGATGTACTCCCAGCGACTATTGCTACTATCTCTATAGACATTGTTGCCCATGTAGACACCAGCACCCGCACCTGTGCTATCTACATTAAGAGTAAGATTGCCTCCAATTTGCAATGTATCAAAGCCAGACTGTATTGAACTGGGGACGCACCCAATCCCGACATTACCGCTGCTGTCGATGCGCATGGCTTCTGTTGAGCCAGCATCTGAATAAAAAACTAATGCAGTATCTCCACTTGGAATACCAATCTGCTTGCGTTCAACTCCATTTGTTTCAAACACGAGGCCCGTTGAAGAAACACCAGTCCCAGAGATTTTCATTGCATCATTCGTTGCCACAACCTCAAGCGGACTATCAGGCGAACTAGTACCAATACCTACATTCCCCGAGCTATCAATACGCATGCGTTCTGTGTTATTCGTATACGCAATCAAGTTAGACGCTGTAGAAGCACCTAGCTGTAGTGAGGTTCCGCTTGCTTGAAGGAAACCAGTGGTTGAGCCACCACTAATATTTAAAGTATCATCAAGAGTGACAGTGCCAGTTACGTCAATACCTGTGGAGGTGACAGTTAAGACTGTGTCCGTGGTTGCTCCATTTTGAACAGCTAACTCAAGCTGCCCTACGCTATTTGGATATGCGCCTGTGGTTATAGCTTTTGCGCCGATCATTGCAAGCGAACCATCCGCACTAGTCGCTAAACGCAATGTGGAATATTCGTTGTTAGCGTCTCCAGCTTTTATATTAAGTGCCGCTGGTGATGCAATAGACGCACTTGCGTCACTACCATCAATGACTATGTTCCCAGCAAATATATTACTAGTCCCATCATGGTAAATCTGTAGGTCAGAACCAGCACCGAAGATGGCTTTGGAGTTGTCTGCAAACGTGATGTCGTCGCCTGCCGACACCGCAATATCCGTGCCGCCTGTCGTGTTGCCATTTGCTAGAACCTCGGACAGTTCGTTGTTGGCACCAACCTGTGTATCCACATACGCCTTAATCGACTGTTGTGTTGCCAAGGCTGTCGCGCTGTCAGACGCCATGTTGTCTTCGTCTAGGATTGCAGTCACCGACACGCTGCCCAAGCGCAAGCTGTCAAAGTACGCATTGTTAAAGACGTTCGCCGCTACCGCGCCTGTGCCGCCACCATTAAAGTAAACAATTGCTGTCGTTCCCGCAGGAACCTCATAGTCGTTCGACGCGTTGTACGTGCCTTGAAACAGTAAAATACTGCGCGAACCAGACAAACTGTTGCGGACATAAATGATTTTTTCCGCGTCATTTGGCGTCAACTGAACGTAAGCTGTAGCACCTAAATCCACGCCGTCATTAAAAATAACCAAACGATTACGACCATTGGATGCCGCACCATCGCTGATAGGTAGTGTATTTGGAGAGCCAGATGTTCCCGCCGAAGCCAGAGTTACTGTGACCTGACCATCAAGAGCCGTGTCCAAAAGTTCAAGGTTTGTGTTAGTTGTATCGCCCCATGTGCCTGACTGTTCACCAGTCGCTATGAGTTCAATACCATTATTAAGTGTATATGTACTAGGCATGGTTTTCCCCTATGCTGCTATGTCGTCCCAACTTGGAGCCTGAGACGGTGATTCGTCACTCCAAGAAGGGGTGGAAGATGGTGTTACGGGAGTATAACTCGGATTCTGATTTGGAGCAATCTGCAAGAACGATGGATTTTGCGTTGGTGTTATTGGAGTATAACTCGGATCTTGGTCTGGAATAATACGACCCCAGACCAGAACTGGACCTACTTCTCCTGTTCCTGCAACACCCGTAACAGAAACATCTGCATTAGCTGTAGTCGTAACAGAACCTACGGCCCCTGTCGCTTCAACGCCAGTAACCTGTACTGTTATTCCAAAAGTAACCGTAACTGTACCAACGGAACCTGTAGCTTCTAGCCCGGTTGGGGTAACGCTTGCCGTACCCGTTATCGTAACGTCACCAACTGAACCTGTGGCCTCAAGGCCAGTAACGTCTACGTCCGCCGCAGCAGTTATAGTGACAGTGCCAACCGATGATGTCGCTGCCAATCCTGTAACAGAAACATTAGCTTCACCGATAACCGCAACAGTGCCAACACCACCTGTAGCCTCTACACCCGTTACGGCTACATCCGCGTTGGCCTGTACCGTAACAGACCCAACAGCCATCGTAGCCTCTAGTCCAGTTACAGGAACATTTGCATCACCAGAAACGGTTGCCGTACCAACGGCTCCGGTAGCTTCTAAGCCCGTAGGCGTCACATTTGCTTCAGCAATAACAGAAACAGAGCCAACAGATCCGGTGGCTGCGATCCCGTCTACATAAATGTAGATAAGCGGGGTTCCCCACGAACCCTCACCCCAAGTGGCTCTACCCCACCCTTCGTATGAAGTGGAAGAAGCCACGGACTAATTCCTACGCGATACGAATAATCGCGTTACTTGCGTCCGCTGTTGGAAAAACAATAGTAAAGTCACCAGCCGTTGACGTTTTATCTGCGCCAAAATCCAAAACGACAACACTAGGATCACCTGCCGCAGTATCGTTATAGATCAACGCTCCACGCGCCGTAATCGTCGCCGTAGAAAACGTCAAATCGGCAAAGTCTGCGAACGCGGTTGTACCAGATGTCGTAGGCGTAACGTTTGTCAATGTGCCGCCACCAGCAGAATAACCTGTACCACTTACCTCATTCGTAGCAGTATAAGCTGTCGTAGCGGCGGTAAACGATGCATTGTTGTCGTAAAGCGCCAACTTAAAAGTATTTCCCGTAGACGCAGTAAAATCGTGTGTTGCAGTCATAAGCTCTTTTTTAAAGCTCGTGCACATAAAGTTGCCAGTAAAGGCCATGTCACATTCTCCTTATGAGTTCCGCAAGCTCTGGATGTCCTGCGTCATTGATAGCGTTGTATATTGTAGTTCTATCACTTTTTACTGCTTCGCGTAAGTAGAACTCAATGACTTTTGTGATGTTGCGCTTATAGGCTAACGCTTGATCACGAATTGCAGGAGGAGCAGAATCTCCTATAGCAACTATTTTATCAGCACACCTTTGTGCAACCTCTTCAGGAGTAAAACCACGGTTGTTCGTGGTTTTTACATCTACCTTAAAATCTTCTGGCAATCTTATATCCAAAGCAGGTATCATGTTTTCTCCCTAATAATAAGACCTGTGCGATACGCATCAGTAACCTCTTGAGACTCTCCAAAATTCTTAACGCGAGAGAGAGCCTCAGTAAAACGCTGTGTATAATTCTGTATTAAATCGCCCTCACCCTTCATAAACGTATATGCTTCAATAAGAGATCCATACAACAAAGCCACTGATGCATTTGTACTCAACCATGTTGTTCCACTTCCCGCGCCAGCCGTTAAAGAGTTAGGTCGATAAAAATAATGAAGCTCAACAGCATAATTAGAATCGGGTGTTGGACCTAAAATTAAGTTATCTATATCAAACTGGGCGTAATAACGAGGAGCGCCAGTAGTTGCGCCATTTGGATTAAAAGACTGAACAAAGTTTACATCTTTAAACAGCATAAACTCTTTATTGCTACCATTCGTAAACGAAAGACTAAATGGAGCAAGATAATCTGTAGGAAGCGCAAGATATTGATTGCTTGCGGTTAAAGTTCCGCTTTGATTTTTGCGAAACACATCTAACTGAGCAATTTTTAAAATACGCTCCTCTGCGTTTTTAATAAATATATTAAGATTGTTCACAAAGGTTGTCTCTGTGTTCTCAGTATAGTCTTGAATTGCAGTTTTTAGTTCATCGTATGTAAAACTCATGAGATCACCACTGTAACTTGGCCCACATAACCGATGGTGTTCATCTTATTCTGTGGGGTAGGAAATATATTGTCACCAACGCTCACAGAAACTGCGCCAGCTTCTGGATCGGGGCGCGGGTTTCGTAGTGCCTGTGCATCTGGACGTGCTCTAAGAGGTTCTAATTGAGGATGCTTTGCTTCCCACTCATCTTTACCTACTAAAAGACCATTCCACTCCTTTCGCATGTCATGCAATCGGTAGCGAAAGCCTGATCGGTCAGAAATACCATATGCCCACTTACCAGTGGCATACTTAGACATAACGATAGTTCCTCAAATCGGGCGCAACTCGGAAGGACGCACGATCACGATCTTCGTCCATTGCTCGGTTAAGTTCTTCTTCGTACAAAGCCTTGAGCATTTGCATGCGGTCTGGCGCACGTTTTACACTGATGTAATAAGCCAAACCCGCAGCAAGCGCGGGGTAAAACCGAAACGGAACACCAAGAGTGTTGGTGTATGTATCTGCGTCATCAAGTCGCGTCAAAGCATCATACAGCACAACATCTGTACTATTGTCCGGCAAAGGCCACATTTTCAAAACAGGTGTAATTTGACGGTCTACAAAAAACTGAGTTGGGCGTCCCTGAGTTGTTTTTGTGGGAATATTTAGATATTCATCACGACTGATACGATCTAGGGCATAATCAGTTCCATCACGGCGCACAACAAGTGAAAGAACATCTATTACGTCAGTACCAAGATCATAATCACCATCATTGGATGTAACCGTGAAGGATCTTTGCTCAATTGTCCATTGATTTAAGCCGCGATTGGCCCAATCCGCAAACATCAAGTTCATAGACCTTTTAGCGGTTTTTAGGTCATAACCAGTGCGGACTTCTAAACCACAACGCTCAAAAGCCTCTTCGATGTAGTCTGCTACATCTAATTCAAAGTCTGTTGAGCCTGATACGGTCATTTTTTATTCCTTTTAAGCGATTTAACGCGCTTCGGTTTGCCAGCAGGCTGACCAAGACGTTTCTTTTGAGATATTCTACTACGCTTTTCGCTTGATGTCATCTCTGAAGCTGTTTTTGGAGTTTTTGAGCTTACACGTTTAGTTGGCCTGCAATACGGAGTTCCGCGCTTTTCGCCCTTTTGACGCCCACACGCCTTACCAGTGCGGACATCCTTCCAGTCTTCCTTGAACCACCGTTTGAGCGCAGCGCCCTTTTTTGTCTTACGAACAGCCATTAGCTTTTCTTCGTTACTTTACGGCGATTAGACATAACTTTGCCACAACCGTTTGCAATAACTTCACCGCCTCCAACCATGCGGCGAACTGGACGTTTGCGATACTCGTTTGATGGCTCAATAGAGCCACCCATAGCCTTTTTTACGGGCTTTTTCTTACTATTTCCCCAGTTACTAGCGCCCACTTTTCGACACTTTGCTATTGCTCCGCTTGCGTATGCGCTTGGGAAAACTTTGTACCTTGCTTTTACCTTTCGATAACATGCGTCTTTTGGCATTTTTCTTCCTCTTCATAGGCGGCTTCATTACTTGCTGCGCCATTTGTGATCGGCCTATAGCCATATTAACACTTCCAACGCTTACGAGCTTGCCTCAAGCGGCTGTTTGGGTCTTTTGCCGCTTTGGGAAACTTCTTCATTTGCCCCGCAGAACGTGCACAGAATGACTTACGCCGCTTGGCATCTTTACTGCCGGGCTTAACTTTACCTGTTACAGCAGTTTTAAGTTTGGAGCCGGGATTTGCTTTACGATATGCCTCAACGCCTTTTTTAGTCATACCCGCACCAGCTTTGGTCTTGCGGTAGTTACCGCCTTTACCAGTGGTTTTGCGTATCGGATTCTCTTTCTTACGAGCCATTTGTCCAATCCTCGTTTTTAATCAAGTATGCATCAAATGCTGCGGTCACACGAGCGTTATTGCTGCGCACAGTTGCTCGAATATCTACGTCTGACTTTTCAGGAAGCGCAAATGGTACGTGGAATGCATAGAAATACTCAGCAGATGCCACTTCAAACGTGTGAGCTATGCGAAACGCTGTTTCGCCACCATAGCGCACAAAGAAGTTACCTGTCGCATCAGCACCAGACTTAACGCTCATCACACCTTGAGTCAGATATGCAGTGTATCCCGCAGGAACTGTATATACGCCCATGAGCGTTTGAGACAAACCCGCTGAAATACGTGCTACA